GACCATTTAACAGTACTACAAGATGACGAACAAGTTAAACACCAAGCAGAAAAGATTGAAGCAGAAACGAGTAGTATAATGATTAATGATGTTATCAAACTTAACACAGCTGTATTTTCGGCACAAATGACAAGGGACACCGCAATAAATTCTTTAATTAGTTTATATGAATGCGATCCAATTGTTGCAGCAACTTTAATAATTTAACTATGAAATCAAACACCTACCAAACAAAAGGAGCAGCCGAAATCAAGGATATAAGCTCAGATAAACGTCAAGTTGCTGTTTATTTAGCAAAGTTTGACAATATCGACTCAGATAACGATATGATTAAAAAGGGTGCGTTTACTAAAAGTATTCAGGAACGTGGTCCCGAAAGCCCTAGCAATAGAAAAATAGCATTTTTAAGGTGGCATGATTGGGAAAAGCCTATTGGTAAATTCCTGACATTAGAGGAAGACGATTTTGGACTGTTTGCGGTTAGTCAATTGGGTACAAGTCAACTTGGCGAGGATGCTTTTAGAGATTATACGGATGGAATAATACGTGAGCATTCAATCGGATTCCAATACATACAGGACAAAATGCGATGGATTGACGATGCGAATATTCCATCACAAGGTTACTACATGATCAGTGAGTTGAAATTATACGAGGGAAGCGCGGTTACATTCGGAGCAAATAGCGAAACGAATGTAATTGACGTAATGAAGTCAGAAGATAAAATCGACAAAGCGGTTAAAATATCAAATGAAATAGACTTATTAATCAAAGGACTTGCAAACGGTAAGGGAAGTGATGATCGTCTATTTGAAATGGAAATGAAATTAAAATATTTGAACAGTCAGATGTTAATACTCGCAAAAAGTGAACCGTTCGTAAAAGAACATTCGCCTATTATCGAGCCACTAATAACAATCGAAGCGTTCAATTGGAGTGAAGTAATAAACAAATTTTAAAAACAAAAAACAAAAAAGAATGGAAAATTTAACACCAGAACAAGTAGTTGAAAAAATCAACACTAAGTTCAATGAAACGTTGGCAACAATGCCGACAAAAGCAGACCTAGACGGTCTTAAGAATGATGTTGATGCCCTTAAAGGATTAGAGGCTAAATCTCAAGAAATCGAAAAAGCAATAGCTAGATTCGAAGGTAAAATGGAGGCAATGGCTGAAAAAGGATTCAAGTCTGAGCGTAAGCCACGTTCACTTGGTGAGGCAATCTCTCAAGCGTATGTTGCTAACATCGACAAAATTAAGCAAACTGCTGAAAAGGGTGGAATGATGACTTTAGAGACTAAAGCTCTTTATGACACAACTATCGATGGTGATTATACGGGTAACATCGCGTTGTCTACATTAGAGGCTGGAGTATCTACAATTGCTCGTCCAATCATTAAGATTCGTGACATTGTGAACATGGGAACGACAGCGTCTAAATTCGTTACATACATCTCTCAAAGCGTTCAAACAGCGTCTAGTTGGATTGATGAAGCTGGAGTGAAGATTTCAGGTCAACCGTCTTATGAGGAAATTTCTGAAGAAGTTAAGAAAATTGCTGGAACTGTTAAAATTTCTAAGGAAATGTTGGCTGACCTTGCATTCGTTCAGTCTGAAATCAATAGAGACTTAATGGCATCTGTTGACCAAGCAATCGAAGACGCTTTATTGAATGGAGCTGTTGGTGGAATCAATGGTATTTTAACTAACTCGGTTACTTTCTCTGCTGGTACATTTGCTGGAACTGTTGTAACTCCAAACATCTCAGATGTTATTAGAGTAGCAATTGCACAAATACAAAACGCTAACTTTGAGCCTACACACGTTGTGTTGAATCCTGAGGACGTTGCTGCAATGCAATTGACTAAAACGTCAACTGGTGAGTATACTTATCCAATGTTCTTGATGGACGTTAATAGAGTGGCTAATCTTATCGTTGTTTCTACAACTAATATGGTTGCAGGTACTTTCTTAGTAGGTGATTTCACGAAGTCAAATGTTAGAATGAGAGAGTCAATGAACGTTCAAGTTGGTTATGTAAACGATGATTTCCAAAGAAACATGGTTACTATCCTTGCTGAAGCACGTTTGGTTCAATACGTTAAAGCAAACGATTATCCAGCATTTGTTGACGGAACAATCGCAACGGCTATTGCAGCGTTGGCTGTATAATAAAAATAAAGGGGGTTGATATTCTTAACCCCCCTTTTAAATTTGCACAATGGAAAAAAGAACTCGTAAAAAAAAGGATATTGACGTTAAATTAAACGTTAATAATGCTGAATTGAAAGTTAAAAGAGATATTAAAGGAACAGAAATCGACCTTGACACTCGGATAATAGACGTTCACATTGACAAAACGGCTGACGAAACAAAAGTCCAGGTTGAAATTGATGACAAGGTTATTTATGAATTTGTTGGGAATGGAGAATCAAAGCATTTACCTAAGGGAACAATTTGGAAAATAACGGGTGAAATGTTGAAACATTTTATCAAAAAGGGGTTTGGAAAACTAAAAAAGTAAGTAGATGTTTTTAACAGTTCAAGATTTTACGGGGAAATATCAGTTAAGTACGGGGATGTATGACGTGGCTAAGTTACAAGATTACATTGACAAGTACGAAAAGCGTTATTTAATAGAGTTATTCGGAGCGAAATTATACGATGAGTTTATAAGTGATTTGGACGTTTCAAACGTTCCACAGTCGCCAAACTTTCTAAAAATTTATGATCCGTTTTACGAAAACATTACGTTTAGACAATTGATAATTTCTGAGGGGATTTTGGAGATGTTAAAAGGATTTGTTTATTTCGAGTATTCAAAGGATTTAATCAACCAAATGACACCGTACGGAAATGTTCGTCCAATTAGCGAAAACTCGGAGCCAGTCAGCACGTTGTATTCAATGATTTATGCACGTTACAACGAAGCAATAAAGAGTTATAGAGCAATTCAAACGTATATCATGGTTAATTTAACAATACTAACGGGGCAACTGGTTACGCTGAGTGAGGTTTCTGCTGGAACGAATTACACTGCATTTAGTGGCAATGGAATTAATTTAATTACCATGTCCAAATCGGTTGATACCTTCACTCTTACCTCTGGTGGCTCTGGCTACGTTAATCAAGTTTACCAGACTTCTGGTGGCTCTGGTACTGGTCTGAGTGTGGGGGTAACGGCAAACGGCGCTGGCGCTATTACCTTTGCATATGTGGAGGTAGCTGGCATTAATTACGCCGTAGGGGATGTTGTAACGATACTTGGTGGCTCTGGTGGATCATTGACTATCACAGCAGTTTATCCGATATCAGTGGGGCTAGGAGGAAGTGTTAATTTTCTCGCTCACAATGTTGGTGGCGTTAATCAAAAATCCATTACGACTGGTGGAACTGGTTATGTAGTTTCCAACGTGGCTCTTGCGACTACTGGAGGCATCGGCTCTGGTTGTACAGTGCAAGTTACGGCAGTTACGGCTGGTGTAGTCACTGCCTTTACTATTGTGAATGAGGGTTTCGCCTATGGTGTTGGGAATGTTTTAACTATTGTTGGAACTGGTGGCGCAGTCGGTTGTACGTTTACGATTACTTCCATTTGGAATGGTCAAATTTATGGTCTTGCCCTAAACAATAAAGGTCAAGACTACAAAGTGGGTGACTTCATTGGCGTTCCTAAACCAACACTCAATGGGGATGCTCGTTACTCAGTGGCTTATGCTGGTAAAGGGGATTTCACGTTGTTTAATGGTCAAACAAAACAAACTGTTTACTGGGTATGATAAACGAGCTTTCAAATATCGTTCAAAACATTGTCTACGATATGGACAATATGATTCAGGGAGTGTATGACATAAACGATGAAAAGACGTACACTTGTCAAACGAAATGGACCAGAGTAGGCAAAACGGTTGTCGCAAATGGCGAACAGTTTATTGTAACAGGATTAGAAGAGAATGAGTGGCTGACGGGAACGAGTACAAATCCGTTGGTATTGCTTGACGGGGTTATTACTTTGCCGTTACCGTTCTTTATTCATGGAACTAAAAAAGCAACCAATCGAGAGTGGACTATTTTAAGCAACAATGTGAGTTCAAAAACACCAATTATTTGGCTGTTAGGTTCGTTAAATTACAAACAGTTCGGGCGTGAAAGTACGATTGACATTGAAAGTTCTTTGCGAATATTCTTTTTAGACGAAACCGACGTTGCTAATTATTACACAGCTGACCACGTTACTCAAGTCGTTTATCCAATGGAGCAACTAGCAATGGAGTTTATTAATACAATAAATCAAAACAGAAATTTTAAAACTATTGAAGATTGGGAGATTGTCGAATTTACGAGGTTTGGCGTTGAGCAAGAAAACGGAATGTTTCAGAACATTTTGGATGCAAATTTAAGCGGGGTGGAGTTAAGAATAACGCTCACAAAGTATAAAGAAAATTGTAAATGTTAATTTAATAACAAAAAAAATGAGTATAGGATGTAATTGCGCAAGTGGATTAAGTAATACAGGGAGACCTAATTGCGTATCACTACAAAGCGTAACAAGTAAATTAATAATGGTACCGTTATTTGCAACGGATGGAACAGCAAACTTTTTGGATTTGTCAGCTCCATTAC